CTGAGGTTTCTTTTTAGGTAGGTGGTCGTTACACCACTTGGGCCTCGGCCTCTTGATCAACGAACGTCAATGAACTCAAGTTCGTAGTCAAAGAAGACTTGTCCTGGAATCGCCCCAGCAGTGTAGGTGCTGCTGGCGTGGTTGAACATGCCGGCTTGAGATGTGGCTTCATCGTTCGCATCCGCTTGCACGTTGAGCCACTTGAGCTGCGCAGCTGGATCGAACATAACAGGGCCCAAGTCCCCGTAACCGTTCGTCAGTGCGGCTCCCTCCAACCTCATCATCGTTTCTTGAGAGGCCGGAGCAGTAGCATTCGGATCGACTTGAAACCCCATGGTATTCAGACCCACTGTCGTGAGGATACCTGCAGACTTCATGAACGCAGCAAGCTTGTTCACACGCCACCGCTGGAACAGCGAACCCCACGTTCCCCAACGAGTCACAGTCGGAGTAGTGGCAGTGTCCACTGACAAGGGATACTGCGTGAGAACAAAAGCTCCAGCTCCATTGGAGACCGTGAGCGCGACCTTCGCCAAATCGCGCCCCTCGATAATGATCGAGTTGGGGAAGTTTCCTGCCCTCATACGGAACCAAGTAGACGTCTGGCTCACGGAGGGAGCAGCATTGGTGGAAATCACTCCAGAGCCGCCACCAAACCCCTGTGGTAGTCTCTGAGGACCTCCGCCGCCCCTCTTCCGCTGTCGCCGCTTGCCGGTGCCTTGCTGAGCACCCTGCTGCTTGTTCATCTGCCCTCTTCGGGCCTTTGCATCGTTCTTCACTTTCTTAGACTTTGTCATCTTGTGTGCCAAATCACACTGGTATCTCTTTGGTAAGCCGAGATACTCGCATAGGGGGGGGTCGTTAAGCCCCTGGTGCCTACCCGCACCTGCTGCCCTGTAGGCTCACTCAGGCGTAGTCACGACGTGACAACGCCAGGAACACTGGATCACACAGAAAGGCTGGGAGCGACGTGACACGCCCAATCAGCTTCTCCGACCTCAAAATGTCCTGCTCAGTGAGTTCGTAGCGCTCGCACATCATTGAGATGGCCTGACTCCGGCAGACGGACACCGCGTGAACCTGCGGCTTGAACCATCCATCCTCCGAAGCGCTTACGCTAAACGACGTCTCCTTCCCTAACTCCGAAAGTTTGGAAAGAAACGGCCCCAGAATCGGATACTCAATGGGGACTGTGGCCATGGATCTGGCAAGGGCATACGCGAGGGAAGCCACCCCTTCAGCGTAGTTCTTCTTGCCGGCTGAGAAAAGCTTCAGCGGACGATGGGTCTTCCCAAGCTTGACCACCTGGGAAGGAAGGGGGTACCAACACAAGTTGAACGCTGTGTCTCGAATCCACCATCCCTTCAAAAAAGTGACGCCATGTATATCTGGCATTGCGCGGAACTTAAGCTCGAACCCCATTCGGTACGCCACCTTCTCCGGGTCCTCGCCTGAGGCGAAGACCTCCAACCAAAAACACAAGTTGGACATGGAGTTGATGACTGTGGTCCAGTCTATTCCCGTAGCCAGCTGACAGCCGGCCTTTCCTTTCACTTTCACCCTCTTCCC